GTTCGCTCGGCTATCGAAGCAGCAGTTTATGCCATTATTGTTCAAGGAATTGAAGATGACCTGTGGGATTACATAGAGGAGGCTTCCAATGAAATTCCTAATTAAAAATTGTTTTTTGTATCTTACAGTCTTGTTCTTGTTGGCCTATGTAGTTTCAGCGTATGGTGCCAACAACAGCATATACATTACTCAGAGTGGCGGCTCATCAGCCCTCACGATGAATATCGACCAGATTGGCTCTAGTAATGTTGTGGGTACTACCAGTTCCAGGGTGTCTTTAACGGGAACTACCATGACCGTTGACATCGACCAGATTGGTGACAGCAATGTGATTGCAGCTACGGTCGCTCAAGGCAATACCACTTCATTTACCTTGACCAGCACAGGCGATTCCAACACGCAAACGCTTGCTGTAGGTGCGACAGGGGATACGGCTGGCTCTGACTTTGATTTTGCGGCAACCGGAGATTCCAACGCCCTTACGTTCACGCAAGGTGCAGCAGCGACAGCTACCAGCGGTAACACTGATATTGTTATTGCGGGCACAAGTAATGACCTGAACATTGTCTCAGAGGTGGTCGGTGCAACGAATAATTGGGATGTGGACGGAGATTCTAACGATATCGACACTACCCAAACCGGAAATGCCAATCATTCCATTACGGCTGACATCACTGGCAATACCAACAATATCGATATCGACCAAACAAATAGCACGGGAAGTGTTTCAGCAATAGTGGACATTATCGGCATTACGACAGGTGGGACTATCGACATTGACCAATGTTCAAGTGGCTGCTGATATTCCTACCGCTTGCTGTCCAAGCTCAAGTCGGTGAAATCACTGAGCTTCGGGGTATCGGTGAGGTTGTTCGGCAGGACACAACAGATTCTCTGACTGCTGAATTAGAGTTGGGCATTTCCAGTTACGATGATGTCCGTACCGGCAACGGAAGGTTAGCGATCTCTTTCTTAGATGATTCTATTTTGAGGCTCACGGAACACAGCAAGATAGTCATTGATGATTTTGTCTTTGACCCAGACCCCTCTAAGTCTCGGTTAGCCTTAAATATGGCAAGCGGTACAGCGCGTTTCCTGACAGGCGCTTTGGGTAGAATCAACAAAGAGAATATCTCTATCCGTACCCCAACTGCCTCAATCGCTATTCGAGGTACAGACTTCACCACCACTGTCGATGAGATAGGCCGTAGTTTAATCATACTATTGCCCAACAAAGACGGTAGTGCCAGCGGGGAGATTACGGTTGAGACTGCTGCCAGCACAGTGGTTTTGAATCAACCCTTTCAAGCAACGATGACTACGGTAGCAGAGTCGGCTCCTACCAGGCCCGTTGTCTTAGCAGGATTGACTTTAGGATTTATTGATAACTTGTTGATTATCAGTCCAAGAGATGAGATTACTGAAGTGGTGGAGGAGCAGTCAGGCACGGCCTCAAACATACTGGATGTTGACTTGTTGGAAGAAACTGAACTCGACGATAACGAATTAGAAAATGACGAGTTGCAAGAAGAAATAGGACGGCTCGACATAGACCTTCTGAATGTAGATTTTCTGACTGATCTACTGAAAATTATTGAGGTTTCAGTGACGGAAAAAGGAGAGGCAGGGCAAATAGCAGGTGTTCAGATTGAGGGCATCATTCCTGGCTTTGACCCGCAGAATCAAATCTACACCTTTGTTGAGGGCGAGGTGCTAACGGTTTTCAGGAGTGTGGAGAACACTGTAGACCTTGAGCTGGATAAGGATGGAGCCTATAACATCTCAATCCTTACAGCAGGAAAAGCACTAGACATCACCGTTAACGGAGGAGGCGATAATGCGATTATTGTTAATCAGTCTAATTAGTTTTCCTCTGTGGGCGGCAGAGAACTCAATTGAGATCGACACCAAAGGCTTCAACAGCAGTATTTATATTGACCAGATTGGCTCTGGGAACACAGCAAGGGTCTGGTGCGGATTGAGCAACGGAACGTATGCCACGCACAGTTGTTCGAGCGCTACTATTGATATCGACCAGAATGGAACGGGAAATGTTGCGCGCGCATACAGTCAATTAATTTCGCATACGGGAAATGAGTATAAAATAGAACAAACAGGCGATGATAATTTTGGTTACATTGATGCTGACGATGACTCAAACGATATGGATATTGTTTCAAATGGCAACAATAATGATGCAGAAATTTATATGCAGGGCGACAATAACGTCTACTCAATAACTCAAACCGGAAATGATAAAGAGGGAGAGGTTCGCGCTTTTGGAGATAGCTCAAATTTCAGCATAAATCAATCAGGAAGCGGAGAGCATTACGCTAAAATTTACGCTAGTAATTCTGCCGACAACAATGACGCAAGTATCGCGCAGATCGGAAGTGGTGATCACTATATGCGGTTGAATTTTTACACGGACGATTATAGTGTAACGGCCAGTCAGTCGGGCACTACTAATAAAAGTATTACGGCTACTTATAATTGCGTCACGAATTGCACTAAAACTGTCGTAATTAATCAATTCGACCAATGAAGTTCCTGCTTAAAACAGTGGCTCTGCTTGCGGTCCTTTCACTACCATTAATTTTTCAATCAACTCCGACCGAGATCCTCAAGCTCAAGACCTTTGATTATTTAGTCACCGAGCACGAGCAGAGCAATTATTTTGCTGTGCTGAATATCACAGAAGAAGATATTGAGGGCGAAGGCGGATGGCCGTTGCCAAGAGCGCGGTTGGCAGAGATACAAAATGAACTGATTTCAAGAGGCGCTTTAGGAGTCGGCTGGGCGGTTGCGTTCCCGCAGCCAGACAGACTCGGTGGCGATGAGGAGTTTGCAAGATCGTTGCAGGGCAGTAACAGCGTACTCGCAATGTACGAAAATGAAGGCTCTGGATTTCCAGAAACCGTGGGCACCGTCATTATCGGAGATCCGGTTGGTGGCTACTCTGCATCGGGTGTCGTGCAAAACATTGAGGTGTTGCGCAATGCGGCATCACAAGGAATCGCTTCGGCGCCAGCAGACATCGATCAGCTAGTTCGTCGCATGCCGCTGTTGATGAAAACACCAGACGGTTGGGTGCCCGCATTTGGCACACAGGTTATGAAAGTTTTAGCCAATGCAGACACCTACCTCATCAGGACAAACCCAAACGGAATTGAAGAAATTATCGTCCAGGGATTACCCCCGGTAGCGACTGATTCCTTGGGCCGTAAGTGGATCAGCTGGGTGAACACGCACCAAACAACGCTTGCTGAGATGGATGTGCAGGACCGATTTGTCTTTATCGGCACTGACGCTGCGGGAATTATGCCGCAACTGGCCACGCCGGACGGACTGCTTGAGCCACACAAAATTCAAGCCGCTTTGGCGGAATCAATACTCATCACCGACAGCCCTAGAATCCCTGATTGGTCTTTAGCAGCAGAATTAGCCATTTTTGCGTTAACACTGGCGCTTGTTTGGGTCTTGGCGACAAAATTGGGCATAACTTTTGGCGTTGTATCGTTTTTTGCGATATTTGTCTCTACGGGCGCTTCTGGCGCGTATTCTATACAGCAGGGGGTGCTGTTAGACGTTACCTGGACCATGATTTCCCAGTTTGTGGGCGCTTCTGGCGCGTTTTACCTCAATTTCCGCACGCAATATCAGCTCCGGCAACTCATCAAGCAACAATTCGGGAAATACCTTGACCCACGAATGGTTAAGAAATTGCAGGACAACCCTGAATTGTGCCAAGTCAACGGGGCGAGGGTTGATTGCTCTATCATTTTCACGGATTTGAGAGGTTTCACTAGCCTTTCAGAGTCAGTAGAACCCGAAATGGTGACGTACATAATGAACAACGTACTGGACGTTCAGGTGCAAGCTGTTAATAAATATGGTGGCGTAACTGATAAATTCATCGGGGACGCGGGAATGTTCCACTTCAACACTATCATTCCACAGTCCGACCACCACAATCTCGCACTAGCAGCAGCGATGGAAATAGAAAAAAACATCCAAGAGCTTAATGTGCGCTTTGCTGAAGAAGGCATACCGGAAATAGCAATAGGCGTGGGTGTCAATTCGGGAATTTGCATTGCTGGGAACTTTGGCGCTACAGACCGCTTCGCTTTCAGTTTAATCGGTGACCCATGCAACATCGCAGCTAGGTTGGAGTCAGCCACCAAGGAAGTTGGTGTTGGCACCTTGATTGGAGAAGAGACTGCAATAAATTCCGACTATCTGCTAAAATCCTTAGACCCAATATCAGTAAAAGGCAAAAGCCAACCGCTGGAGGTGTACACATGGGGTTAAATCTAACACTTGCTGTCTTGTTGGTTGCCGCGATTGGGGCAGGCTACTTTTACATCAATATGCAGAAAGCACAAATAGCGCAGCTTCAGGTGGAACTTCAAACAGCAGTTAACAATCAAGAAGTGCTGGAATCAGCTATTGCCAATCAGAATAATCAACTACAAGAACAGCTAGAATCACAGCGATTAAACCAAGCCAAAATTGCAGAGCTATCTGAGGCCAACGATGAAGCTCGTCAGGAATCTGCGGCTCTACGCAACACGTTCGCTAGGCACGACATGAACTCACTTGCCATTGCTCGCCCAGAATCCATCCAGAGAATCATCAACGCAGGCACAGTACGAGTAAACAAGCAGTTTGTAGATTTAACCAATCCAAGGCAGTTTGATGCGGTTTCTGTTCCTGAGTAGCCTCATCCTCATTAGCGGCTGCTCAATGTTTGGCGGTTCGCCAGCAGTCCCTGTTGTTGCTCCGGTTGAGATTGTCACGGTTACTGTTCCAGCACCCATGTACCATCCGCCTTTGCCAGAAGCTGTGATGCCTGCGGAGGTGAAATGGGTTGTGCTAAATCCCTCAGTTATGCGTGCTTACATAGAAAATTATGATGTTGGGGATGCCCCTGCGGTGGCGTACTATGGCCTGACAAATCAAGCTTATGAGAATTTGGCTAACAATCTGGCCGATATACGCAGGTACATATCTCAGTTGTTAAATATCAATCGGTATTACCGTGAAAACGATCCGGCCCGAAATACGGAAGCAGAAGAATAGGCACACTAATCAACAAGAGGTGAAGTTATGCTCGGATATATAGGTGAAATAGTAGGAATCGTAACTGGTGTGGTATGTGCGGCTAGCATTATTTGCAGCCTGACTCCGACCCCAAAAGATGACGCGTTAATCGGGCGGCTGTACAAGATGATTGAAATCTGCGCTATGAATGTTGGCAAAGCCAAGGACTAGACAATGGCTGAAGTCACACCATTCGTTTACAACGCTACGTTAGAGCGTGTCATTGACGGTGACACGATTG